TACACCAATTCTATTAAATACATCGTTTAATCTTAAAGACCACACAATGACAAATGACCCTCAAAAAGCAATTTGGACATTTTTAAATTGTGATATGGATATACTGGTTATTAACAACTTTATAATTTATAAATAATTATAGGTATATAAATTTGTAAAAATGAGTTCAGAATTTCAACTATTTGATGGTAAAAACCTATCATCATTGTTTAGAGATATATACGAAAACCAACAAAACAAAAAGAAAAACATTTCCGATTTAATTGAATCATTGAGGAAGTTAATTAAAAATGTTGGTGAAGCAACTGTTATTGCTCCAATCATTAAAGACCTTATTGAGGTATCTGTTAAAAACGATGAACACCTAATTAAGATGGCAACTATTGCACAAAGATTAGCTGCAGCAGAAGCAAAAGGTATTGGTGAAGATGGTTGGTTAAGTGAACATGAAAAAGCACAATTGTTTTCTCAATTAGAGGAAGCGGTTGATGAAGTAGATGCAAAAAATAAAGAAAGAATTACGGATATAGAAATAGAAATTGAAGAAATAAAAACTAAAGTAAAATAATGCAAACCTTTTTAGCAACCGTTAGAGAAGTTTTTCCAACAAATACTCCATTTAATAAAAGGGATGAAGAGGATAGTATCAGTATACATAATGATAATAAAAATTTTGCACAAGATGATACAAGAATGTATGGTGCAATTACTTATGATTTTGAAAATACAATTTATATAGATGATTATGCGTATCCATTTGATAAAAATAATTTTACATTTCCAATAAAAGGAGAAACAGTTGTAATATTAAAAATAGAAAATCAATCTTTTTGGTTACCATATACCAATACACCATATTCAAATTATAGACAGGATTTAATTACTTTTGAAAGAACTTCTAAAAAAGAAGTAGAACCAATAAAGTCAAAATCACAAAATAAAGAATATAGTAACGTACAATCTTCAGGAGGAGTTACAACAAATACAAATAAAAACTCAAGTGAAGAAACTAAAAAATATAAAATAAACGAAAAAATAAAATTTTTAAATCCAAAAGAAGGTGATAGTATTTTACAGGGAAGAGTTGGAAATACGATAAGATTTTCTGAATTATTTTTAACAGAAGATGGTAAAACACCATCACCATCAATATTCATCCGTAATAAACAAAATCCGGAGCTTGATGATAAAAAAATCGGAGAATTAATTGAAGAAGATATAAATAAAGATGGTACATCAATTTATTTAACATCTGGAAAAGTAAAGGTTCCGTTTAAAGAAACAATAAAAAAAACAAAAGTTGCATTTAAAGAATATCCTACATCAGATGATTTAAAAGGTGACCAATTATGGATAAATTCCGATAGAGTATTATTATCATCAAAAGCTAAAGAATTTATTATATTTGGTAAAGGAAATACAGGAGTTATTACTGATGGAAATTATTCAATAGATGCTGAAAAGGAAATATACTTACATAATAAAGGAAATATAACAATACATTCTGAGGGTGCGAATCAAATATTCCTAAATTCAGATAATGGTAAAATATATTTAGGAAAAAATACCGGAGAAGGAAACGCAGGCGCATCAGTCCAAAAAATGGTATTGGGTGGTGAACTAGTAAAAATATTAGAAGATTTAATAGATGCAATAGGAAAACAAACTTATTTAACACCCTCTGGCCCATCAAAAGTTGGACCTGAAAATTTAGCGCAATTTAAATCTATTAAATCAAAATTAAAAACAATTCTTTCTGCTAAAAACTTTTTAAGTAAAAATTAATGGCTATTAATTTACAAAAAATAAAATCACCATTTAAAGGAAAATCGGCAAGTTGGAGTGATTTTTACTTAAATATGGCTTTAGAAATGGCAGAAAATGTTGCCAAATCAAAAGCAGGTTCATTGTTAGCTAATAGGGGGTTATTAGATTTCACAGGTGATTCAGAAAGTTTAAAAAACATAAATAATAATTATTGGTTTGCTCAATCACTAACGGAAGAATATGATAAAGTAGTTAAGGGTGGTAAAACAATTATAGGTGGCAGGTCGGTAGCAATAGGAAATACAGTAGCAATGCAGGCAACTTTGATTGGCATATTAAGTTCAACACAATTAAGTAAAACTGGAGATTTGTTAAGAGATATTGGTCCAGCCGTACAAGCCTATTGGATGGGCGCACAACTTGAAAAGTTTCCACCTCCAAATATACCATGTCCAGGTTCATTAAAAAATATAACAACTATTTTGGGTGTAAATTTTTCTCCAGGAGTATGGACACCTATTAGTATACCACCTATGGGAAGTATTTCACCATGGTTACTTAATTTTATATTATCAGCATCTGTACACTTATTAACAGTTGGCGGATTGTATACGTGTACATGTCAATACCCACCACCAGCACCTCCGGCACCAGGAATATTACCTTGGGTCGGATATTTTATAAAACCATTTTCTGGTAATCCAATATCATCTCTTGATTTTAAAGATATGGTATCACTTGCTGTTGGAACAGGATTTAACGCTATAACATCAGATAGTGGAGAGTTATCAGCCAGTAATGTTTTAACGCAACTTTCAAAAGGATTTATAGAAGGTGGCGAATTGCAAGAACCTCAAATACAAGCTGCTTTACAGGCAATTGTATCAGGAGATGAAAAAGCAATGGCACAAGCAGGAAGTAAAATTAGTAGTGGGGGGTAAATTATAACTTTCAATATTTATTAAAAACAATTATTATGGATTCGAAATTATTAGTCGGATTAATCAAAGAAGTTGTAAAAAACGAAGTTAAACAACAAGTCAAAGAAGAATTGGCAAAATTGATTAAATCTGGTGCAGTTACATTAAACTCACAAAAGAAAACATCTACTCCAACATTAAAGGAAATGTCGGAAGTTAAAAAGCAACCTGTAAAAAATACACAACTTGATTTACATAGACCTATAAAACAATTTAGTAACAACCATATACTAAATGAAGTTTTGAACAATACAACACCATTCACCGCAGCACAGAGAGCAGAGGGTGGAATGATGGATGAAAGTTCTGTATTGGATATGATGCAGCCTGAAAGATACGAAGAAGATGGTTGGGAAACTATGGATTACAGAATGCAATCTACTCCACAACAATTACCAACAACCGGTAATGCAGGATTAGATGCAATTCAAAAAGCATTGAATAGAGATTATAGTGATTTGGCTAAAGTTTTTACAAAGCAAGAAAAACAAAAAGGATTAAGATAAAATGGCAATAGAGCTTGGTAAAATAAAAGTTGATGATTTAGTTCAAAACGATTATAAAGTTTTGGGGATAGGAATAAACGAGTCTTCAAACAATAATGGCATATTTAAAACAAATTATACAACTCTATCTCAAGCAAAATATAATTTAATAAATCTTATTTTAACAAAAAAAGGTGAAAGAGTGATGCAACCTGAATTTGGTTGTGATATTTGGAAATGTTTATTTGAACAAATGGATGAATCAACACTTGAAGTTAAAATTGAACAAAGTGTTTTAACAGCTGTTGAAAAATGGTTACCATATTTAATAGTAGATACTATAATTTTTGATTATAATGAAAACGATATTGATAATAATAAAATAATTTTAGATGTAAAATTTTCATTAGCATCAAATAGAAATATAGGTGATTCGGTAATAATAAAAGTATAAATTAAATGGCTATAAATAGTAATGATAATATTGGTAAAAGAGATTTTTCATATGTTGGTAAAGATTTTACTACACTTAAAGAAAATCTTATAAACTATACAAAAACATATTTTCCAGATACATATTCGGATTTCAATGAAGCATCTCCTGGAATGGTAATAATAGAACAGTCAGCCGCAATAGGAGATATGCTATCTTTTTATCAAGACGTACAATTAAAAGAATCTTTATTGTTACATGCTACTGAAAAGAAAAATGTTTTATCATTGGCACAATCCATGGGGTATAAACCAAAAGTTACAGCACCTGCAGTAGTTAATTTAACCATTTATCAACTTGTACCTTCGGTTTTTTTATCGGAAGGTGGTGGTGCTAATTATGGACCAGACTCTAGATATTATTTAACAATTAAAGAGGGTATGCTGATAGAATCTTCAACAAATTCAAACATAACTTTTAGAACGATTGATAATGTTGATTTTTCCGTTGAAGAAAATAGAGAAGTAGAGGTTTATGAAAGAGATACAAACGGAATACCATTAAGATACTTAATCACAAAAACTGTAAAGGCAATTTCAGCAACGGAAGTTAGTGAAACTTTTATTTTTCAAAATGATACGGATTATCCTAGTATAACATTATCTAATACTAATATTATACAAATCGTAAATGTTGTTGATTTTGATAATAATAAATGGTATGAAGTTCCATATTTGGCACAAGAAACTATTTTTATTGATGCACCTAACTTAGAGGAAAATGGAAATTTATATCAGTATTCACAAACAGTACCATATATTTTAGAATTAAAAAAAGTTCCAAAAAGATTTTCAGTAAAAATAAATAATGATGATAGTACTGAATTGCAGTTTGGAAGTGGCGATATTAGATTAAGCGATGAAATACTATTACCTAATTCTAAAAATATAGGAATAGGAACATCAAATTCAATTAGTAGATTAAATAATTCAATAGACCCTTCTAATTTTTTAAAAACAAACACCTTTGGTGCAGCTCCCATAAATACAACAATTACGGTAACTTATTTAATTGGTGGTGGTGTTGAATCAAATGTAAATAGTGGTGATTTAATAAACATAAGGAGAATTGAATTTAGTGATGATTTACTATCAATTCCTGATACATTGGTTGAATCAATCAATGATGTAAAAGCATCGGTAGCTGTTGAAAATTTGGGACCTGCAACTGGTGGCAGGGGAGCAGAATCTGTTGAAGAAATTAGACAAAATGCACTAGCTATGTTTGGTTCACAAAATAGAGCAGTAACAAAAGAAGATTATATAGTAAGAGCGTTATCAATGCCAGCTAGATATGGTTCTGTAACAAAAGTATACGTTTCTCCTGATAGTGAAATTGATACAAATTCACCTTCTTCCATTTTGTCAAACCCTAAAAATATACAAGAGTTTACAGAATTGGTTGTATCTTTAAAAGATGTATCAAAAGAGCAAACTCAAAAAGAACTTATAAAATATTTATCAAATAAAAAATCAAATATAACTCAAAAAAATAATCCATTTGCTATCAATATGTATGTTTTGGGATATGATTCTAATAAAAATTTAACAAATTTAAACAAAGCTATAAAAGAAAATTTAAAAACTTATCTAAACGAATATAGATTATTAACGGATGGTGTAAATATTTTAGATGGTTTTGTAGTAAATATAGGAATGGATTTTGAAATCATAGCATACCCAAATTACAATAAAAGAGAAGTTTTAGCAAATTGTTTAGTAGAAATGCAAAACTATTTTAATATTGATAATTGGACATTCAATAAAAAAATAAACATATCAGAAATAGAATTAATATTAGCAAATGTAGAGGGTGTTATGAGTGTACCTACTGTTAGGGTTTATAATCTGTGTGCCGCAGATGGTACATACTCACCAAATAAATATAACATAGACCAGGCCACTCAAGGAAAGATAATTTATCCATCCTTAGACCCGTGTATATTTGAAGTTAAATATCCAAATAAAGACATTAAAGGGAGGGCATTATAATGCATAAATTTTATAATTCAATATATGATGCAAGTGTATATCTTCAGCAACCTGAACAAAATTCTGGCAGAGATGAGATATTAGAAGTGGGTAAAACCTATTACGGCAGCACAAAAGATATTCATAGAGCTTTTATTAAGTTTGATATGATAGCAGTATCAGAATCAATAGCAAACGGTTCAATATCTGGTAGTTTTATTGCATATTTAAACTTTAAATCAGCAAATGCCGAAGAAATTCCTTTAGAGTATACGATATATGCAAATGCAGTTTCTCAAAGTTGGTCTATGGGAACTGGTACAAAATTTGATAATATATCATCGGATGGAGTTAGTTGGAAATATAGAGATGGAATAAATAGTTGGCAAGAAAATACAATTGCAGGAACTGCAGTATTCACATTAGGTACAACAGGATCGGCAAATGCTGAAGGTGGAACTTGGTATACAGCATCACAGGCTTCACAATCTTTTTCATATGAACCAGATGATATTAGAATGGATGTAACAAATATCATACACCAATGGATTAGTGGTTCTTTACCTAATAATGGATTTATAGTTAGGCATAGTATTGATGCTGAAAATGATACACAAGATTATGGTGTTTTAAAATTCTTTTCAAAGGAAACAAATACAATATATGAACCAACATTAGAATTTCTTTGGAATGATTTTACATTTAATACAGGAAGTTTATTACCTGTTACAGGTTCTGCAGCTGATGGTGATTACAAAGTTGTTTTAACAACTCTTAAAAAAGAATATTTAGAAAATACAAAAATTAAAATAAGAGTTAAAGGTAGAGATTTATATCCTACAAAAGATTTTGGCCAAACATTTCAGTATGACCAATCAAAGTATTTACCAGCAACAACGTATTACCAACTTGAAGATTACAGAACAAATGAAATTTTAATACCATTTAGTGATTATACAAAGGTTAGTTGTGATTCCATATCTAATTATTTTCATTTAGATTTAAATACATTTTCTATTGATAGAATGTACAGAATTAAACTTAAAATAGTTGAAAATGGTGATTCTACAATAATTGATGAAAGACTTTTATTTGATATTATATAAATGAATAGTTTACAATCCATAGCAGAAAAATTGAAAGTAAGAAAAGAACTTGAACTTGAAGCAATATTAAAAGTATCAGGTTCCGAAGCAATTCAAAAAAATGAATACAATGTTACTATGTCAGATGAAACAACATCTGCATCATCTTTCATTTTTAAGCCATTAGTAAAAACTAAACTTGATATCAATGAATTATCAAAAGCAATTAATATAGAAGTAACGGAATTAAAACCAAATATTCCAAAAGAAATAAAAGATTTAGTTCCAAAACCGTTATATGATGCAGAAGTAACGGCATCAAATGAATTAAGACAGGAAGTTTTAGAATTAAATAATAGAGTAACTGAATTAAACGGAACAATAACTGAGTTAAATGCTCAATTACAAAGTGAAATAAATAATAGATTGACAATTGAACAAACAAATGATGCAATTGTAAATCAGTTAAATTCACTTATAAATACAATTGAAGATTTTTCAAAACAAATTGCAACATCTTTACAAAAATCAGTTGATGAAAGTATTTTAAGAGCATCACTTCAATCACAAAATACAGGTTTCAAAGCACAAATTAAAGCATTAATTAAACAAATTGATTCTCTTAATTCTATTATTGAAGGATTGCAGGCACAATTGGGTGCAGTACAACAACAACAAGCGATTCAACAATCAACTGCAAACGTAGCATTAGCAAGTGGTGCAGAAGTTGTAAATAAAGTAGTTGCAGTTAAGATAAATCCAGCAAAAGAAAATCCAAATTATCCTGATATTAATGGTAAAATAAATAACAAAACAAAAGAGTCTACCTGGATAGCAGGTAGTACGCTCGATATAACAAATAACGATACTAAAGATGTACAAATAGAAATCAGTGCTACTTTTGCTCCAAATCAAAGATGGTTTAGTATTCGAAAATCATCATTTACAATAGCAGCTGGTCAGAATGATAAAGTTGGTTTAACTATTACTCCTGGTGGTTGTAGTTTTGATAAGAGAGATAGTAGTGTGGAACATATGGGAACATTAAAAGTTAAAGTAAAAAGATTAGCAGATAATACTGAAGAAACTAAAGAATATAAAACTAGAATTGGTATAATGCATCCAAAATCATATTAATAAATTATGGCTATTCAAAAATATACAAATTTTGATGCAGTAAATAGTAAAACCGAAAATGAAGGTAAGTATCTTCAAGCGGAAGACCTATTTATTGTTTCTAAAAATGAAATAGAAGAAACTGATTTTGGTGAATGTAAGTATGATGTGATGGAAGTAGCAGTTTATGACACAAATAATAATTTACTCCCACAAAAATCAGGAAATAATGTAGCATATATAAAATCAAACGATATAGGAAACTATATGTATTTGGTTACAACCAGAAGTGGAAAAAAAGAATTAATAATAAATTATAAAAAACTTTTAAATATATTAGGATTTAAAAATGGTATATTTAAACTTAATTTAAATTTTGTTAGATACAAAGTTGGAAGCGAAAATGAATTAGAAAGAGTTTGGATTCAAGAAATATCACCATCTAGAGAAGAAATTAGAATTCTACCTTTAAAGACAAAATTTGATAATACAACCAAAAAAAATGAAAAAGAATTTAATAATATTAATAATTTAAATAAAGATTTTAAATATTATAAAAAATCAATTTTTGATTCTTTAACATCTTTTGAAAATAATTTTTTAGAAAAAATAGACTCTATTTTAGAAACAAAATTTGGCAAAGATTTTTTTAAAATATTAAAAAAAGATTTTGGTTTAAGCAGATTTTCTGATTATAGCAAAAAAATATTTGAAGATTATAAAATATCAGTTCAGCATTATCTTAACAATAAATATTATGATATAACTCAATCAAATTTTGGAAAACCATCCGAAATAAGATTTGAAGAATGCGATGTTTATGATTTTAAAACAATATCCAATGATATATCTAACATTTTATTTTTATGTATTCAAACAAATACAAAAAATTTAAAAAGAAGAGATATTTCAATTAAATCTTCACCAAAAGAATTTTTAAAAGTAGAAACTCAAAAATTAGTTAAAGATTCGGTTGATGCATTTGAAACACCTGTTAAAATAGTTAAAAATATTTTTCAACCTGAAAAAATAGTTATTCCTACAAAAAAAGAAGAAATAAAAGAAAAAGAAATTAAAATAGATGTAGTTCCAAAACCAAAACCAAAACCAATTCCTGTTGAAATAAAAGAACCGGAACCAATTAAAATAATCGAATCTCCACGTATAATTGGTGGTGGTGTTATAGGTGGCGGTGGTAGTGGTGGCGGCAACATTGGTGATATAAGAGATTTCGGAACAGGAGAAGGAAGAGAAAGAACTGTTGAGACACGTGATTTTCAAAATATGGAATAAAAATATTTATAAACAAAAAGTAAATGGCTGCATTTTTTGACCCAAATGAATTAGGTGGAAACCAAATCAACGAACCTTTTAATGGTTTAGGTGATTATACGCCATTTGTCGGTAATTCGGGGTTACCTAGAAACTTAATACCAGGAAATGCTGGCGGTTCGGGTCAATATATACCACCCGTTACTCCCAATCCAACTTTTGTACCACCAAGCGTAGTTCAACAAAACTTAGGAAGTTTCAATATAACTTTACAAGCAAATGAAGTAGTTCAATTTTTAGAAAATGATGTAAATATAGGAACTGGCGAATCGCAGATTATTTCATTTTCACCGTCACTTACATTTGGTACACAAAGAACTTACAAAACAATTTCGAATGGTAGAATACCATTAAACTATTACGAAGTTAGTATTGAAAAAAAATATACGCAAATAGTACCAATAGATGATGAGGACGGCCGTCCTGTTCCTAATTTTTTAAGATTTAGAAATAAACCAACAAACAATGTAGGAGATGGAATACCAACGGCATTAAATAGATTGTATGATGAAATTATTAAAATAAAAGAATATACTTTACAATCGGATAATACATATATTGTAACAAATGAGAGAAATCTTAATTCTACAAATGGAACAATTAATTTAGAATTTAGATTAAACCCCGAAATATCAGAATTACCACCAGCACCAATGGTGACGGATTTAAGTGTAGATTTTGTTTCAAACCTATCAAATGAATTAGGTGATTTTGTAAAATTAAACTATCAGTTAGCGACTGTAGAAAATGACCTTTTAATATCTGATAGTATAATGTTATCGGATGGTAATACCGATACGAATACAATAGAGATAAGTAAATTAAGAAGTGGTTATTTAAATTTTGAAATACAATCATTTCCAAATCCTATGGTAAAAATACCTTTAGGTGTGAATGGATTACCAATTGGATATGATTACAAAGAATTTTATTGGGCAACTAAAACTGTGGCAGAAAAAAATAGTGATAATTTTTCTGTTTGGAATAAAGTACAA